AACCTCATTTACCAACAAGTTAGTGATGCTCTCATCAAGTTTTTTCAAGCCTACAACGCTTTAAAGAATTATGTAAAAGAACAAGAAGAATTTGCTCTCCATGCAAACAATGATGAAGGCCAAGAAGCTGCAATCAAGATAACGATTGCTAACCTTCAGATGGAAAAGTTAAACACAGAGTTAAGTGATTACATGGTGTATCACGTTCCAAATGAATTGAAGGACTTGTACACTAGGGTTAATCAGCAAATTGGGCATATTGCGAACGTGCAAGCTCTAGCTAGACGAGAGGAGATGCTAAAGGAGCGTAGAGCAAAATGGAAACGTCAACAAAAGGCAGACCTAATCAAGGGAAGAATGGTGGCTTTAGCAATTACAGCTCTGATAATGATGTACGCTTGGATAATGATTCTCAGTCTGACTCACTCGCAATCCTACTGATAATTGTTCTTTTGATAGTTGTTTTGTTGTTTTTACCACTTTTGGCATGGATGTACACAGACATTAGACGTTTAGAGATTAGAGTTGATAAAGCTCTGCAAAGGATTGATGGAAAATGATTAAAAAATGCAGTTTTTTATACACATCATTGTTGGTATGTATACTTTTTCCATTTTTTTGTACAGGTTGCCATGACCAGTATCGCTATTTTTGCCAAGACCCTGACAACTTTAAGTCTGAACGTTGCCAAAAGCCTTTGTGTGAATTTAACCAAGATTGTCCTGAATATCTTGTAGCCCCTATTTTGGAGAAGAAAATTGAAGGAACTATTGCTGCTCCTGCTCAACAGCCCCAAGGAACGACTGTCTGCAGATGAAATAGAAATCAGGGTTAGGTCGTTTGTCATCATTGTGGTGACCCTGATATTGGCTTTCATTGTGATGGCCTTGCTCTATTCTGTGACGTTTGTAAGCCAGCCTATCAAGGCTATGGCTCCCATCGACCAAGCCTACACCAAGATGCTGAACGACATTGTTCTGCTTATCGTAGGTGGCATAGGAGGCATTTTGACCAAGGGATTGACCAATGAGGCTACTAACATGATGAATGCTGCCAAGGCTAACAAAGATGCCTATGTAGCACCTCCCCCTCCTCCTGTGGTCATGATGAGCACACCTAATTGGACACCTCCTCCAGCTCCTGTAAGCCCTCCAACGCTTGAGCCTGACCATGAGCGTGAAAGAATGGCACAAGCAAGGGCAGGACTATGATTGCTTGGCTATTTGGTGATTTGTTTTACTGGATAGCTTTGATTGCACTTGCTGGTGGTGCAATACTGTATGTTTTAAGCTACTTTGTAGGGTTTATCCCTATGCTTAAAGCTCATGCCATGATCTGCAAGGTCGTGGGTTTATTGTTGGTTTTATCAGGAGGTTTCTATGTCGCAGACAATCATGGCTATCAAAGAAGGGTTGCTGAAGATAAAGCAGAAATTGACAGACTTAATGCAGAAGCTAGGGCAAAAGAAGCAGAACTCAGCATCAAGCTCGCAAGAGCCTCCAGCCAATTAAAAAAGGCTAAAGATGACATTAAGACCAAGCAAGCTAGTATTGATTCTAGGATTGATTCAGGTGAGTTGCAGCTCCCCAATACCTGTGGTGTACAAGCCAGTTCAGATGCCCCCAATGGAAATACAACCAATGGAAGCGAATCTACAAGACAGGCTCTTAAAGATATTGTCCAAATCGCAACAGAAGGAGACACAGCCATCACAAGCCTCAACTCCTGCATTGGCCAGTACAACCAAGTAAGGGAAATGGTAAATGTTAAGCCCTGAGAAGCTCCATGCCCTTGGTATAGGGTCAGAATGGTCAGAGCCTTTGACCACAACATTTACTACTTTTAGCATCAATGATGTTAACAAGCAAGCTGCGTTTATTGGACAATGTTCACACGAGTGCAAACATTTCAAAACATTGGAAGAAGACCTTAACTATCGACCAGAAACCCTTCAAAGATTGTTTGGTCACAAGTTTAAACCAGAAGAATTTGCCCTTTACGCCCACAACCCTCAGAAAATCGCCAACAGAATTTACTCTAACAAAATGGGAAACAGAGATGAAGCAAGTGGAGATGGTTATCGTTTTAGAGGGAGAGGTTGTATCCAATTGACTGGACACGATAATTACTGGCATTTTGGGCAGTCTATTAAACAAGACATGGTTGCTCACCCAGAGTTAGTAGCCACACCCATGTACGCTGCACTTTCAGCAGGATGGTTTTGGCAGACACATGGTTGCAATGACCTTGCAGAAGCCCAAAACTGGGTAGGATTGACCAAGCGTATCAATGGTGGAACAATTGGTCTAGATGAGAGAATTTCTTTAACCAAACGTGCGTTAGACGTACTAGGAGCATAAATTGGCAACAAACTTTAAATTCACTAAAGGCCACTCAAAACAAGAGATGGACAAGCATTTTGTCGTTAAAAAAGAATGGCAAAAGGAGCGTGAGCACGTTATGGCTATTGAAAAAGAGCTAAAAAAGCATGAGAAAACAGACATGAGCCATGCTCACCCAAGCCATAGCCACAATGCTGGTATGAGTCAGCCTTCAGCAGGAATCCCATCCCTTCGTAAAGGCTAAGTAAATATCAGTCAATGGCACGTTAGAAGGCCATTGATCTGTATGGCAAAGGTGGTGCAAGGTCTTAATATGTGCTTGCTCCCACTCTTTTCTGCGTTCTTCTTTGCTTAACAACATACCTTGGTCTATTCTGTAATGGCACATTTGGCATAGTGCAGCGATATAGTTATCACTAGCTTTAATGCCCCTACCTTTGCCTCCATGCCAGTTACTGTGTGCTGCTTGGGCTAGATGGAAACCACACAGCTGACAGTTTAGGGTAGATACTAAGCGGAGTAGGTTCTTGTTCCGCACATATTGATTCTTCGGAAATGCCCTCAAGGGTGGTGAATCTGTGTCGGTTTTGGCATTCATATCTTCTTCTTCTTGTATTGTTGTCATTAACTCTTGACTCAATTGTTCTTGTTTTGGCATCGCAAACTGGGCATTTCATTCATGACTCCTGATGGCTAGACGTTCTGAGGCTTCTCTTGTGCGCCAAATCTGAATGGATAGGTCAGCAGATTGGAGTTGTAGTTTAAGCGTTTCTTCGACTTCTACGGCCTTTGCTAACGCATAAATCAGCTTTCCATAGGCCTCACTACTCAATGCCTCACGTTCTTGCGCTACAGCCTGTTTAAAGCCGTTTTGGAGGGCTTCTGTCATCAAGAATGCTTTGGTGGCCTTTAATTCCAACTCAACCTTAACCCTAGCAGCTTTGGCTTGGGCATAAAGAGAGGCATTATTGTAGATAAATTCAGCGTTTTGTTCAGGAGTCATGGTTCACCATTAAGTAAGCTAACCAAATACAAATCATTACCAAGCCAGCACTCATGCAAGCACAAATCAAAGAAATAAGGGTAATCACAAAGGTTAACAGGGTCATTCTTGTCCCCTTGCTCGGATTAGTTCTGCTATTGCTTTAGGACTGCCTTGCCACGGTTCTTCTGCAATCTTTGCACATTCCTCACGTTCTTTTTCTGCTACCAGTTTGGCAAACTGTTCTAGTTTATCTAGCCACATTAACTCACCTCCAACATAGTCGTAAGGTAAATTTGCTTGATTAGCCATCTGTATGATTTCTTCTTTAGTCATTCTGCCTCCCTAATCATTATTTCTACATAAGGTTCACCATAAACCTTGGTTGCGTGTAAATCTACAATTTGCGTGTCATCATCGTAAACAATTCCATTCATGGCATCTAAATAGGCTTTGATGATGTTGTCAATGTCTGGCTTCTTAGAAGGCCTTTCAGAGCCAATTAAACAGGCCTCCCTGCGTTTTTTTGAGTACGACTTAGGCACAGGCATGGAAATGTAAATAAACGCTTCTAAATCGGTTTTAAAAGGTTCTGATGCACCCATCGCACGTTTAGCCTTGTCAACAATGAAATCTTCATATTCAAGCGTTGACTTAGGTGTGTAGGTAGAAACAAAATTTCCTCGTCTGGCAAACCTTGGCCTGCCTTTACCTTTGGGTAGCCCTTCAACTTTAAACATGACGATCAGCATTGAGTTCCTTAATTCTTTGGGCAATGAGTTTGCCTATTCCATGAAAAGCAGGTTCTTGTTCCAATAGCTTAACTTGTTGACGAACATAGTCAAGCCATGCAGGTTTGATGGCTAATTTGGCATAGTGCTCAACAATGAGTTCAATTTTCATTTTGGTCTACTAGCTTCATGCCATAATTGTTAATCCCTTGTGGAATAGGTATGTCTTTTTTTATCAAAGCGTTACGTTTAAATTTTCTGTAGTCAACATGGTGATGCCATCTGTTGAACTTCCAAGTTACTTTTGCACAGTCAGGATGCAAGTCAGCAAGCATTTTGGACTTAGGCAAAGTACCTTCTTTGGCATAAAACTCCTCTGTATTGCCTCCCTTTAGGGTTTGTGTCTGGGCTTTTTCTTGGATAAAAGCATTGAACTGGATGGTGCAATGACCATCTTTTAAGACCCTGAGAGACAAATCTGTGTCCTCGTTATACCTACCTCTCCATCTGTATGGAATATTGTTCTGAATGAGCAAACAAGAGTAAATGCGAGTATTTCTGATAAAGGGTGGATGAACTTCTTTGGATTGGACAAAAAAGTCATAATTAAAGCCAGAAATGTAAACATTCTCGTATCTGTCTACAAAATCTTCTGCAGCTTTAAAAATTGTGCCAGAGCTGACTTTGACCATGAGGTTTCTGTTAAGCCTTTGAAAAGAGGCAATGTTGTCATCCATGACCCAATGGCGAGCAGCTCCTAGACTGATGCTGTGTTCCCAAGCAAAGTTGCGTGCAGGACCGGGTCCTCTCGACTTATTGCTTGCTAGCTCATCACAAGTCTCATAAACATCTTGATAGCTTGTAGGCAAAATCAATATCTTGTGTGCAGCAATTACGCTTGCATAGTCCTGATATTCCTGATTTTCCACAATGATGTAGTAAGGCACTTGCATGGCTTCTAAAGCCTTTGCTGTTAACCTTGTATCAGCTCTACCTTTGGAAACAATGTAGATAGGGTATTTAGGATTCATCTACATACCTCAGATGTGCCCTTAACCTTGGTTCAGCATAAGGAAACCAGATAGTCTTTTGTTTTTCAGTAATCCTTTGACCCATCAGTTCTTCAAACTTAGCAACATCTTTTGCATTTCTGAATCTGACATTGATAACTCTAAAAGGACTTAAATCATCTTGAACAAACTCAGGCATACCAACCCACTCTTTAGTTGCTGAGTCCATCTCGTCAAAAAGAACACCTTGCTCTGCATTCTCTAACATTTCATTCCTTTCAGCCATAGTTACCCCAAGGGTGAGTAGCACTCACACCAAGCCCATGCTTTAGCACTAGCTTCCCCATAGGGGTGCGATTTAATCGAATAGTGTCTTGTCTCACCTTGTCCACTATTCTTCTGTGATACCTCGCACACAGTTCACTAGGGTTATCTTTGGGGTGATTGCAAAGCCCTATGTTTTCTTCCAAGCCATCCATTTAAATGCTCTGCTATCGTGTGGAGTACGATCTGCAAAAGCAAAAACCCCATAATTCACTCTGTGGTCTTGGCTCTTGGCGAGAGCAACAGCAAGGCGATTGAAGTTGTCAAAAGACTCGCTTGCTATCGAACAAGACCACACAGAAAACTATGGGGTTCTACAACAACTTCATTCACCTAGATGCCACTCTAGATAAAACAATTATACACAGATTATCTAAAAAGAAACCATTCAGGATGTAAAGATTGCATTTGCCATATTCTTGCTTGTGGTGGAATTTCACCCCATTGAGAAATAGCAGCTTTAGAAATACCCAATATCTTGGCTAGTTCTGTAACTGATCCTGCAAACTGTATAGCTTCTTTTTTGGTAATCATGCTTAACATTATACAAACAATACAAAATTACAACAGTTAAGTTAACTAAATACAACACTAGGGAAACTACCTAAACATAGACAGTTAAACTAGGTTAACATTCAGTCATGCCGAAGCATAAAGCAAGCGGATATTTTTTAAAGGACTGTTAAATGAAAAAACAATACATCATAGATACACAAGACACATTGCAACATTATGAGTTTGCAACTGTTCAACAAGCATTAGATTTTGCTCGTGAATTACTAAGGGTAAACAGACCTTTTATTATGTTCACAACCAAATGACAAAACAACAAGCCAACCTTATTCTTGACCAAGTTAAGGTTGGCATTCCACACCCAACATATTTAATTAACTTAGCTTTAACAGTAACAGGAGATTTAAAGCCATGAAATTCCACAGAACAATTAACGAAGCCTTTCCACACACTATGGAATATGGATGTTCCATTGAAAAACCAAGGTTAACTCGTTCAGAAAGGGTGTTAACAGTTGTTTACGCTTTAGCTGCTTTGGTTGTAATGTTTGACCTTTTCTTTTGGAGGCCATGATGACTAGATTTGAACACATACAGAAATCATGTAATGACGCATTGGAAAAGTACAGAATTGCTGATGAACTTAACTTTCAAGTTGGGTATTACAAAGCACAGGTAGCATCACTTTGCATTGACATTGAATACTTGCATGACGAAATGGAATTTTTAGAAAAAGAAATTAAAGAATTAAGAAGGGAATTAGCATGAAAGAAATAGCATCAGCATTGGTTAAAGCACAAAAGGCCTTTGGCCCTGCATTAAAGCAGTCTTTAAACCCTCATTTCAAGTCTAAGTACGTTGACCTAGCCAGTTGCGTTGAAGCAGTTATAGACGCTTTAAACGATAACGGCATATTTCTTAGTCAACACACTTACGAACACAATGAAGGAATCGTAATTGAGACTGTGTTTACGCATGAATCAGGTGAACAAATGAATTGCGGACGTTTGTTTTTTCCAGCTAACAAGCACGATCCTCAGGGCTTTATGTCATGTTTGACTTACATTCGCCGGGCTTCTTTGATGGCAGCGACTGGTCAAGCTCCAGAAGACGATGATGGCAATAAAGCAAGTGCCCCAAAGCCTTTTAAGTCACAGGTAGACCCCAAGCAAATTGACCATTTGATTGAAAAAATGAGAGCTACTGAAACCAAAGAAGCCTTGGTTGCGAGTTACAAGATAGCCCATGCTGCCTGTTTCCATGAGAAAGACTGGGAAGCCAAGGTTGTAGCAGTTAAGGACGAACTTAAAAAGGCCTACGAATGACTGACTTAAAAGAAGAATATTATTTTGAGTACATGGAGGAGCTGTCTTACAAGCGTTATACGCAAGTGTTAAGCAGATACCCAAATTGTCGTGACCCAGAACATCCTGAATGTGAATTATGCAGAGAGGAAGAAAATGAAGAAAATTAAAGACAAAACAAAAGAGCAGCTCCATGATGAAATTATGGGATTGTTTCTAGGCCAAGAAATGTGGACAACTTTGGAAGCCTTAATAGAAACCACAGTTGGTGTTGCTGAACACATGGAACTTGATAGATTTGACCTTATGCGTTTAATCATGTCTGAGCTAGAACTTTACGAAGAAATGGAGAGTGTTCAATGATTGAGCAACGCACAGAAGCATGGCATTTGCAGCGTCTTGGTAAGGTAACTGCTAGTCGAGTTGCTGATGTCATAGCCAAAACTAAATCAGGCCCAAGTGCTAGTAGAGAGAACTATGCAACCCAATTGGTTCTAGAAAGGCTCACAAACAGCGTAGGAGAGGCTTTTTCAAGCCCTGCTATGCAATGGGGTACAGACCAAGAGCCAAACGCTAGAAACGCTTATGAGCTGAAAATGAGCACATTTGTTAAGGAAGTTGGTTTCATTGACCATCCAACGATTGACATGAGTGGTGCTAGTCCTGATGGATTTGTAGGTGAAGATGGCTTGGTAGAAATTAAGTGTCCTAATTCATCAACACACATTGACACATTGGTAAGCCAAAAAGTACCAGCTAAATACTTGCCCCAAATGCAATGGCAAATGGCTTGTACTGGTCGCAAATGGTGTGATTTTGTGAGTTTTGACCCAAGAATGCCTGAAAACTTGCAGTTATTTGTTAAGCGTATTGAGTTTGAGGCCCAGTACGTCAAGATGTTGGAACTAGAAATCACAGAGTTTTTAGAAGAAGTTAATCAAAAAGTAATCACATTAAGGAATTTAAAATGAAAAAAGATATCAAAGTAAAAATGCGTACCTATGTTGACAAAAATGGTGAAACAAAAAATTACTGGATGAAAATTGGCACATTGGTGCAAACAGACAAAGGTGAATCAATAAATATTGAATGTTTCCCAGTAATTGAAGGCGGTTGGAATGGTTGGGCATCTGTTTTTGAAGCCAAAGAAGATTTCGCACCTAAACCCCAATATCAGGCTAGGCCAAATTTAAGGCAAGAGCCAAGACTTAGCTTAACAGACGAAGACATTCCCTTTTGAGGTGCAACATGGATTTATTTAAAGCAATGAACTTACCTGAGTTTGGAACTTTGCCAAAGTTTTTGGCTAGAAAAGAAGCTCCAGAAACGTCAAAAGAGGCAGCAGAGAAGGTAGATACCCAAACCCTTGAAAGAATCGTTTATGAGGTCATTAGAAGCCATCCAGAGGGATGTATATCAGACCAAGTGCTTGCCCAACTCCATAATTTGCCTTATGGGTCAGTTACAGCTCGTTATGCTGCCTTAAAGCGTAAAAAGTTAATCTATACAACTGACGAAAAAAGGGAAGGCAAAGCTGGTAAGCCTCAGTATGTGATGAGGGCTGCTTAAAAAAGTAGTTGACAAACTTAAATTGTGATATAGTGGAATGGCTACAAAAAGTAGTGTTTTTTGCAAAGAAACAAAGGATTTATCATGGGTTATCCAAAAATGGAGAAAGAGCCAAAGGGAGTTACATCTTCTGATCGCACAGGCATGAAGAAGGTAAGCGTTCCTATGGAAGACAAAGAAGTATTTAAAACAGGTGCAACTGGTGAGAGAGTGCCAAAGGGTGCTTTGTCTTCAGACACATCTGGTGAAAGAAAAAGACCCATCATGGGTGGTGTTGGCATGGGTAAGGCTGATGGTATTGGCGAGCGTGACGCTGGTCACATGGGCCATCACGATGGACGTTTGGGAGAAATGAACACAGGTTCAAGAGAGCACGTTGTTTACGAGCACAAGCGTTACGACCACGACCAAGATGGTATGTAAAGCGAAACCCATCTAAGTGAGCATACCTAGATGGGCTTCTAACCAAGAAAGTCAAAGGGTACTTTAATGGCTGGAAATGATTGTAAGTCATGCAGACATTTTCATGGCAAGGATTTGGGAGTTTGCAGGAGGTATCCTGTTTACCAAATGAGGCATGAGAATGAGCTGTGTGGAGAATTTGCAGAGAAAGCAGTTGCCAAGCCTTTACCTGATTCTGATGAGTCAGGTGTTTTTTCGCACATGGAAAGGCAGCTCTTAGAATTACCAGTTCTTGAAGACCCCCCAAAACGCAGAGGGAGGCCAAAGAAATGAAACCATTAAGAGACAAGATATTTGTCAGACCTGAATCAAGATTTCAAAGCACGTTATACATTCAAACTGCAGAAGTAGACACTTGTGGATACATTGTTGCAGTAGGTGATGAGGCCAAAGAAGAAGGCCTTAATATTGGTGACAAGGTTTACTTTGGGACATTAGCCAAAGACTACAAAGACGAGTATTTAAAATACCAAGAATTCAAGGACAATGACCAAAGATTATTGGTTATGTCATGGCAAGACGTTTGTTTTGTGGAGGAAATAGAATGAAAGCTGGACTTTACGCAAATATTCATGCCAAGCAAGAACGCATCAAAAAGGAAAAGGCAGAGGGAAAGCCTGTAGAAAAGATGCGTAAGGTAGGCTCAAAGGGTGCTCCAACTGCAGAAGCATTCAAACAATCAGCTAAGACCGCCAAAAAATGAAAAAGCACGATAAACCCATAGAACACAAGACAACTGGTAAGGGCAAGACTTACAACCCTACAGAAAAGGGTGCAGGAATGACTGCAAAGGGTCGTGCTGAATACAATGCAAAGAATGGTAGCCACTTAAAAACACCAGCTCCTAACCCAAAGACTAAGAAGGATGAGGGTAGGAAGGCAAGTTTCTGTGCCCGAATGGAAGGGGTTGTCAAAAACGCTAAAGGCCCTGCAGAAAGGGCTAAAGCATCACTCAAAAACTGGAACTGTTAATCATGCCACTTATTAAATCAACTAAACCTGAAGCATTTAAAAAGAACATTAAAACAGAAGTTGCAGCAGGTAAGCCTGTCAAGCAAGCTGTTGCGATTGCGTACTTAGAAAAGCGTGAAGCTGCAAAGAAACCTAAACCAATGAAAAAAGGAAAGTAAATGTTTAACTTTAGCCACTCAACACAAGAAGTTAATTTGGTTATTCAGTCTTTAGAGCACAAGATTAGAGACTTAACAGAACTACTTAACAAAATGGTAGCCCAAGCACAAGCCCAAGCACCAAAGCCAGCAGTAACTGAACAATCAGAAACACCACAATGACTGAAACTTTAAAGCCCTTTGGTAGACCAACTCTCTATGACCCTGCATATTGCGATCAAGTCAGGGAATTGGGCGCATTGGGCAAAAGTATTGAGCAAATTAGTTCTAAATTAGGTGTTTCAATTAGAACAATTTATGTATGGAAGGATGCTTATCCTGACTTTTTGCAAGCCATGGAGGATGCTAAGATAGCTGAACAGAATTGGTGGGAAGAACAAGGCCAGTTGTATATGCTTGAGCACAAGGATGGAGCAAAGCTGAATGCTAGTATTTGGTCAAGAAGCATGGCAGCAAGGTTTCCCAAGAAGTACAGGGACAATAGCAAGGTAGAGTTAACAGGAGAGGGTGGAACACCACTCATCCCAAGTATTCAGGTGACGTTTGTCAAGCCTAACGAAGTTGGTGAAAAGGATTAGCCCCTTGGATGGGTTTCATAGAAGTGTTGTCCTGTCCAACCCTGCTTTATGGGAGCACCAACTGTGAATTTGCAAGAAGCCATTAACAAGGTAGAGTTTCCTGAGAAGCTAGAATGCCTGTTTAAGCCATCAAGGTATAAAGTCTTGTGGGGTGGTCGAGGGGGTGCAAAGTCTTGGGGGATTGCAAGAGCCTTGTTGATTCAAGGTGCAATTAAGCCTTTACGCATTCTTTGTGCTCGTGAATTCCAAACTTCAATTAAAGATTCAGTTCACAAGCTCCTGAGTGACCAGATTGCGTCTATGGAGCTAACTGAGTTCTATGAGATTACTGACAGAACAATCAGGGGCAAAAATGGTTCAGAATTTAACTTTGTTGGCCTAAAGAACAACGTAGCTAACGTCAAGTCTTATGAGGGTGTGGACATTTGTTGGGTTGAGGAAGGCCAAAGCGTGTCTGCTAGGTCATGGGATGTATTGATTCCTACGGTCAGGAAAGAACAATCAGAGATTTGGGTAAGTTTTAACCCAGAGCTGGAATCTGACAATACTTACCAACGTTTCATCATCCATAGCCCAAGTGATGCTCAAGTCGTTAAGATTAACTGGTCAGACAATCCTTGGTTTCCTGAAACGTTAAGGTTAGAGAAAGATGCCCTCAAAGCTCGTGACCCAGAGGCTTATGCAACAGTCTGGGAAGGTGTTTGTAGGCAGACTGTAGATGGTGCTATCTTTGCCAAAGAGCTGCAGATGGCTGAGTTGCAAGGCAGGATTGCCAAGGTTAACTATGACCCTGTAAAGCCAGTTCATGCAGTCTTTGACCTTGGTTGGTCAGATGCAACTGCTATTTGGTTTGTCCAGTTCATAGGCATGGAAACAAGGCTAATCAGATACCATGAGACAAGCCAAGAAACGATTTCAGCGATCATGGCTAAGTTGCAGACCTTTGGCTACATGATAGATACATTGTGGTTGCCACACGATGCCCAAAACAGGACGTTAGCATCAAATGGCAAGAGCATTGAAGAAATAGTGCGTTCTTTAGGATTTAAGACTAGAATATTGGAAAGAGTGCCAATTGTTGATTCTATTAACGCTGCAAGAACAATCTTTCCTAATTGCTATTTTGATCGCACTAACTGTGAAGAAGGGCTACAAGCCTTGAGGCATTACAGGTATGAGGTCGATCCTGATACCAAAGCATTTAGCAAGACTCCATTGCACGACCAATACAGTCATGGTGCTGATGCCTTTAGGTACATTGGCTTAATGGTCAATGAGCCTAAAAAGGTAGTTAAGAAGGCAGTATATCAACCCTCAGTCAATTGGATGGGCTAAAAATGGACGATCTTGAATCAAATGGTCTAATCGAAGAAGCACAGGAGTTCTTGCATCTGTGTACTACAGCAGACATGATGAATCGTCAGGAAGCCCTAGAAGACCTTAGATTTAGTGCTGGTGACCAATGGCCTGTTGAAATTCAAAACAGTCGTACGCTTGAATCTAGGCCTTGCCTGACCATCAATAAGATAGATGCCTATGTTCGCCAAGTCGTAAACAACATCAGGCAACAAAGACCTAGAATCAAAGTCCATGCTGTAAACAATAACCAAGACATTAAGATGGCTGACATTGTGCAAGGAATGATTAGGCACATTGAGGTTAACTCAGATGCTGACCAAGCCTATGACACAGCAGTAGACTTTCAGGTCAGGATGGGATGGGGATTTATTAGGGTCACACACGATTATGTAAGCCCTGATAGCTTTGACCAAGAAATCTTCATCAAGCCTATTATTAACCCATTTACAGTTTATTTTGACCCTAATTCAGTAGCCCCTGATGGTTCTGATGCTGAAAGGGTGCTGATTTCTGAGGTGTTAAGCAAGGAAACATTTAGAAAGATGTACCCTGATGCTGACGATGGTGCTCAGTTTAACCTTAGAGGAACTGGTGATACCAACGCAGAATGGGTTACCAAGGAAGATATTCGCATTGCTGAATACTTCTACACAGTACAGAAGAAAACCAAGTTATTGATGCTTGCTGATGGCACTAAAGTCTATAAAGAAGACTTTAAAGGCAATGCAGAAGACATCATTGACCAACGTGACACCATCAAAAAAGAAATTAGATGGGCTAAAGTCACAGGTATGCAAGTGCTTGAAGAAGGTGTTTGGGCAGGTAAGCACATTCCCATTGTGCCTGTTTATGGTCAACAACTGATTGTTGAGAACAAGCGTAAGAAGTTTGGCATGGTCAGGCAAGCCAAAGACCCACAAAGGATGTACAACTTCTGGCAGACTAGCTTAACTGAGTCTATTGCCCTAGCACCAAAACCTAAGTGGTTGATTGCTGAAGGCCAAGACGAGGGCCATGAGACTGAATGGGCACAAGCTAACATCAAGAGTGCTGCAGTTCTGCGTTACAAGCAAAAAGACATTGAGGGTATGCCAGCTCCTGTGCCTACTCGCATTCAACCAGAAGCTCCTCCTGCTGGAATTATGACTGCTTCTGCCCAAGTATCCCAAGATATGCAAGCAGTTATTGGCATTGTTGACCCTAACCAGCTACCACAAGGCAATATTTCTGGTAAAGCCTTGAATGGTCAGCAACAACAGGTTGACATTAGCAATTTCCACTTTTACGACAATTTGACTCGTTCACAACGTCAGATTGGTAAGATTTGCTTGGATTTGATTCCCAAAATATATGATGCTCAACGCACAATGAGGATTATTGGGGAAGATGGCAAGCCTGATTTGGTTGAAATTAACACCTATGGGGTAGATGAAGAAGGTGTTTATAGGGTTTTAAATGACACAACCATTGGTGAGTACGACATTGTGATGGACACAGGTCCGGGGTACAACAGCAAGCGTCAAGAAGCCATTGAAAGCATGATGCCCTTGCTTGCAGCAGACCCAAGCCTGATGCAGATTGCTGGTGACTTGTTCTTCAGAAACATGGATTTTCATGGTGCTCAGACCATTGCAGACAGATTGGCAGCAGCTAATCCCATGTCCAAGATTGATGAGAAATCTAAGATTCCTCCACAAGTTCAGATGCAGTTAGCCATGTCTCAGCAGCAGTTACAGGCAATGCAACAACAAGTTCAGCAGTTGCAAATGACCATTAAGCAGCGTTCAGACATTGAAAGTGTTAAGCAACAAGCAGAAACTCAGCGTGAATTGATGAGACAGACTGCCAAAGCACACAATACTGAATCCATGCTTGAGGCCAAAGTGCATGACGTTAACATGAGGGCTGTAAGTAGCCAGAACAAGACAGAAATTGAGTCAATTATGGAGTTGTTGTTGCATCACATGGATACTGCAAGATTGGAAAAGGAAATTGCAGCTAGAAATGCTGAACAGTACCAGTATGCTAACCAAAGTGTGCAGTCTATACAGTAATTGACACAGTAATGATTTCGGTCTATATTGACCAAAAACCTTACCAGTTAGGTTAACTGGGCAAATCCTTGGATAAAACCATGTCAGACAAAGAAGCAGGACAAGTCCTGACGAGTGAAAACTCAGCAGATTTTTACGCTAATAAATTAGGTTTAGCTACTGAAACTGAGCCTGTGCAAACAGAGGTGGTTGAGGTTAAGAGTGAGCCAGAGGCGCAAGATGATGCAAAGCCAGCAGAAGACCCAAAGCCAAATCGACTAGAGAAGCGTTTTACAGAGATTACTAGACAACGTGAAATGGCTCGTCAGGAAGCTGAACGAGAGCGTACGAGGGCTAGTGAGCTAGAGGCAAGGCTAAAGGAGCTAGAAGCAAAGGTCAACCCTAAACCAGTTGAGCAAACTTCAGAGCCTAAGCCAGATCAGTTTGCAGATGCGTTTGAGTACGCAAAAGCATTAGCTGAATACTCGACTGAAAAAGCGTTACGAGAGAGAGACAGACAGGAAGAATTGCGTAGAACTGAAGCAGAACGTGCTAAGACATTCGAGGCATGGAATCAAAGGCAAGCGCAAATTAAGGCAGAGTTACCTGACTACGATGACATGATTGCATCTTCAGATGTGGTTGTGTCAGACCAAGTCAGGGATGCGATTTTCGATAGTGAAGTAGGACCAAAAATCCTATATCACTTAGCAGAAAATCCAGACGTTGCTGAAAAACTTTCTAAGATGACTGCTCTTGGTGCTCTAAGAGAAATTGGTAAGTTGGAAGCTCGATTTGAGCAACCAGCACCAAAGACTGAGGTGAAATCTGTTGTTAGATCAAACGCACCCAAGCCTATCAGTCCACTTAGATCATCTAGTGCTGCTGTGGATACTCCAATAGACTCTAATGGTGAGTTTACTGGTACTCCAGCACAATGGCGAGAGATGAGAAAAGCAGGAAAGATTAGGTAAAAACTTTTTAACTTTTTAAAGGAAATCAAATGAGTAATAATCTCTTAACGATATCCAAAATCACTAACGAAGCGCTAATGGTTTTGGAAAATGAGTTGACCTTCACTTCTGAAGTTGACAGAAACTATGATGACCAGTTCGCTGTTGTCGGTGCAAAGATTGGTAACACAGTCAATGTCCGCAGACCCGGACGCTTTATTGGTACGACCGGTCCGGCCCTTAATGTCGAAGACTTTAATGAAACTTCAGTTCCTGTAACCTTAAGTACTCAATTTCACGTTGATACGCAGTTTACCACGGCTGATTTAGCACTTTCGTTGGACATGTTCTCTGATCGTGTGTTGAAGCCTGCGGTTGCCGCCATTGCTAACAAGATTGATCGTGATGGCTTAGTTATGGCTAAGAACAACACAGCAAATATTGTTGGTACTGCTGGAACACCTCCAACTGGTCTGATTACATTCTTGACTGCTGGTGCTTACCTTGACTCTGAAGGTGCTCCTCGTGATGGTCGTAGGTCAGTAACCATTGAGCCATTTACTTCTGCAACTATTGTTGATAGCTTGAAAGGCCTCTTTGTGCCCCAAGAAGCTATTGGCGAACAGTATCGCAAAGGCCTCATGGGTCGCGACAGCGCTGGGGTTAATTGGAAAATGGACCAAAACGTTGTCTCCCAACAGTTTGGTGCTTGGACAGGTGGAACTGCTGGTTCTATTACTGTTAATGGCTCAAACCAAGGTCTTGCATCAGGATGGGCACAAACATCTACGATCAACATCACAGCTACTGCTGCTGGTGCATTGAATCAAGGTGATGTGATTACTTTTGCAGGTGTGTACGCTGTTAACCCACAAAATCGTCAAGCCTATGGCAATAACAAGTTGAGAAACTTTGTTGTTACATCTGCTGTCACTTTGTCTAATGGCAATACATCAGTAACAGTTAGCCCTGCATTGATTTATGGTGGTCAGTTCCAAAACGTTACAGCATCTCCCACAAGTGGTGTTGCAGTTACTCCTTTCTCAATTGGAGTTTCTGGTTCTGGTACATACTCACCACAGAACATTATGATGCACAGAAATGCGTTCACCTTGGCGGTGGCGGACCTCGAATTGCCTGAAGGTGTCCATTTTGCTGGTCGTGCAAGCGACAAAGAAATTGGCCTCTCAATGCGTGTGGTCAGGCAATACACGATTAACAACGATAGCATTCCAACTCGTTTGGATGTGCTCTACGGATGGGCGCCACTCTACCCTGAGTTGGCTTGCCGTATTGCAGCTTAATTAACAATTTAAGGAGTATTTAATTATGAGTAATCCCGGACCAGCAACCACAGTCAGCAATCACCCACAGAACTTGGCTACAAACCAAGCCTTGCGTTTGATTGCTTCAGCTCAATCAGTTAACTTGGCCTACGCTGGTGACACAGCAATGGCTCTTGTCGATGTGAGCAAATTCGTACCTGTTAGCGTAATCATTACCAATGGCCTTAACTCTAGTGGTTCTACAACCACTATTGCTACTGCTACTGTTGGTGTTTACACAAACACAGGAGCAACTGGAACAACAGTATTGACTACTGCTGCTTTGACAAGCAACACAGGTGGCCCTTATGTGACCATTTCTGCTGCAACAAATCCGAACACAGCTATATCTAGCTTCAGCAATTTATATGTAAATGTTGGAACTACGATTGCAGCTACTTGTGACGTATTTGTTTATGGCTACGACCTCACATTTTTACCTTAATTTGTGAGTAAATAAGAAGAAGGCCATCCTCAAAAGGGATGGCTTTTTTCGCTTTTCAGATACAATAATCCAAAAGGAGTTTTTATGTCATTACAAACTACGATCCTAAGAGGAAATATCCTCAATTCCTTCCTTGTTTACCCAACATTGACACCTGCAGCAGTCTCTGGTTCACAAGCAACGCAAACATTTACAATCCAAGGCCTTTTGCCTAATGACTTTGTAAATATTTCCTTGCAAGGTGCTCAGACTACTGGTGTTGGTATTGCTAATGCTTGGGTATCTGCTGCTAATACTTTGTCAATTCAATTTACAAATAGCACAGGTTCTTCTGCAACTCCTGCATCTGGTGTTTATACATTGGGTGTGGATCGTTTGGAAGGCACAATCCTTCCTACTAATGCAGTTTAATCATGGCAGGTTCAACAGTTCAACGTAATGCTGGTCAAACAACTGCGTTATCAGTTACAAGCACGAGCCATGCCTCGACTTTGATTGATGACACAACGAATGACCAGATCAACTACGCATCTTTCTTGAACACAGGAGCAAGCCCCATTGCTGTGAAGTTTTCTAGCTTCTCACCATGCCCTGCTGCTGTGTTTCCTGTAGATGGTTCAACACTTGGCGATTTCGTTCTTCCTGCAGGAATGTCATCTCCATTGATTCTAGCAACTCCTACAACTCCCTTTTACATGACTGCTATCAGTAACTCAGGTACTGCTGGCATCTTGTATGTGACACCTGTAGGTGACCAAAGTTGATTATGGGGGGTGAAATTCCCCCCTTTTTTTTAGGGTAGATTATGAGCAACAGTATTGCCAATACAGTAACAACGAACATATTGCCTGTACAGGCTTTATATGACCCAACAACTTTGGCCTTTATTACTTTTATTGGCCCTGCTGGTTTGCCTTTTACAAGTGCTGCAGGTGGTGTATCTAGCGTAAACGTTTCAGGTGGAACAACAGGATTGACCACAACTGGTGGCCCTATTGTGTCTAGTGGAACAATTACCATTGGTGGTACGCTTTCAGTCTCAAATGGTGGAACTGGGGCTACTACTAACTCAAGTGCTCTTAACAACTTATTGCCTACACAAACAGGCAACTCAGGAAAATATCTAACCACAGATGGCACTAACGCATCTTGGGCCACAACTGGTGGTGGTTTAACCATTGCATTAGACACAACCACTAATGCAACAAGGTATTTGGCCTTTACAAGTGCAACAAGTGGAACAATCACAACAGAAAACGTCAGTTCAGGCTTGACGTTTAACCCATCTAGCTCTACATTGACTGCCACGACTTTTGTGGGTGCATTAACAGGAAATGCTTCAACTGCTACTTTGGCAACATCATCAACTAACCTTGCTGGTGGAGCTGGTGGCTCATTGCCTTACCAAACAGGTTCAGGTGCAACAACCTTTTTGGCAGCAGGTAGCAATGGTCAATACCTAACTTTGAGTGGTGGTGTACCAACTTGGGCTAATTTGACCTATGTTAGTTCATTTAGTGGTGGAACTACTGGACTAACCCCAAATACTGCCACTACAGGGGCTGTAACGCTTGCAGGGACGCTTGCAGTAGCAAATGGTGGCACAGGCGTTACAACAAGCTCTGGTGCGTCTAGCGTTGTTTTAAGGGATTCTAACGTCAATGTAACTGCTAACGACTTTTATGAAGGTTTTACAAACGTAGCTGCTGCAGGAACTACCGTTACATTAACTGCTGCATCAACACCTAACTTTGTGATAACTGGCTCTGGTGGTCAGACATATAAGTTACCTGATGCAACAACGCTACCTACAGGTGCTATATACACTTTTAACAACAATCAAACTTCAGGTGCAATTACTGTGCAAAACAGTTCAGGCACATCGGTTGTTTCTGTGCCATCAGGTGGTTTTGTTGAAATCATTCTTTTGACCAATTCTGTGGCTGCAGGAACATGGGATTACCACTTTCAAGCCCCATCAAATGTATCTTGGTCAACCAATACATTTAGCTATTCAGGTTCAATCACCAATGCAACATGGAATGGTGTGTCAATTGGTGCAATTTATGGTGGAACTGGGCAAACTAGCTACACGACTGGTGACATTTTGTACGCAAGTGCTACAAATACCTTGTCTAAGTTAGCTGCAGGAACAAATGGCTATGTGTTAACTTTGTCAGGTGGTGTTCCTACATGGTCAGCGACAACTGCTGCAACATCAATTTCTGATGACACAAGCACCAATTCAACTCGATATATCAACTTTACAAGTGCAACTTCAGGCACTTTGAGTACGATTTACACAAGTTCTACTAAGTTACAGTACAACCCAAGCACAGGTTTGTTTAGCACACCTAGTTTAGCCATTACAGGTACTTTGAGTGCTAATGGAAGCACAGGAACTGCTGGTTATGTGCTAACTTCTAATGGTTCATCTGCTGCTTATTGGGCAGCACCATCAACAGGTCTAACCCAAGCCAAAGCAATGGCTTTAACCTTTACATTTGGATTTTAAGGAGCATTTATGGCAGTCCCAAATATAGCAGCGTTAACCTCAATCGTAGGCTCAACTGCCTATATCAGTCCCGGCACTTCTGCCACAACTTCTTGGACATATTCCACAGGAACTTCTGGCACAACTGCTCTGACAGGATTAACACCTGCAACCAACTATGTGAACAAAGTTGAAACAATTATTGCATCTAACTACACAAGTAGTGCTGCAACTGTTACTTTGGCTATTTCTGACAATGCAACATACGCATCAGGAACTGCTCACTACATTGCTTATCAAATCAGCGTTCCTCCAAATGCTTCTTTGGTGATTAACGACAAGACAACACCTATTTATGTGACTGAAAATCAGTCATTGGGTGTGATTGCTGGAACTGCAAGTGCTATTTCTGTTGTTGCTTGTTTAGAAACCATAGGTTAAACCATGACCTTGAGATACACAGGTGGGATTGTTTCTGACCAATTTACTGGATTGAACTATCCTGTTCAAACGGTAGAGTATCTTGTTGTCGCTGGAGGTGGTGGGGGTGGTAACGGTAATGTAAATGGAGGCGGTGCTGGTGGTGGTGGAGCTGGCGGACTTCTTACTGCAACAGGTTATTCAATAACTCTTGGCTCATCAATCACAGTTACTATTGGTGCAGGTGGATCTGGCGGTATATATGGTGGTGCATCTCCAAGCACAGGATCTAATTCTGTATTTGGATCAATAACTGCTACAGGCGGTGGAACAGGTGCTTCTTATAATTCATCAACTTATACTGCTGGATCGTCTGGTGGATCAGGTGGTGGTGGCGGTGGTAATTCACCTTATACTGGAGCAGGATCAGGCACATCTGGTCAAGGCAATAGTGGTGGTACTGGTTCAAATAGTACAGGAGCTGGAGGGGGTGGTGGTGGATCTGGCTCAGTTGGGGTTGCATCTTCTGTAGGAACAAACGCTGGTGTTGCAGGAACAGGAACTGTATCTTCTATTACAGGATCACCCATTCAATATGCAGGTGGTGGTGGTGGTGGAAGTTGGAATGGAAATACCTACATAGCATTGGGTTCTGGAGGTGGTGGTAATGGTGGAGCAGGAACTACACCTTACAATGGAACTACTGGATTAGCCAATACAGGTGGTGGTGGTGGTGGAAGTGGTGCAGGAACAACTACAGGTGCTTCAGGAAATGGTGGGGCAGGTGGTTCAGGAATCGTAGT